CATCATATTGATTAATAAGTACATCTGTTGTATCAGTTATACCCTGAACTACTCTATTTGGAGTTAATACTAATCCATGAGTAGTTTGTGATAGAACAATCCATCCAGAATTTGAATACATTAAAGTTGCTGATTGTCCTACTGTATTAAAAGTAATTGTATTATATCCATCATTAGCAGTAGCAACAGGAGTAAGTGTACCAACTGGATTTGTAGTCCAACTATGAATTCCACTACCAGCATTTGTATAAGCTATTGCTGTTCCACCTGAAGTTAATGCTAACTTAAAAGTATCATCTGTCTTATCTCTTACAAAATAATCTACACCAGCAGATAAACCAGTTGGTAATGTACCAGCGGAGGTTACTTGAATTATCTGTGTATCTATCAATCCATGAGCTTCACTTGTAACTAATAAACCTGATGAAGAGGTGACAGTAAAAGCTTTTGCTGCAGTGGTTGCAGCAACTGTACATACTAGAGTTTTTATCTGTCCTTGAGATCCTGCCGCGAGTGTAAATGCTACTGTACCAGTTACAGAAAGAAATGATATTGGTGAGGTAATATCTATTGCACCACTAGTATAAGTGATAGGAGCTTGAGAAAATCCTAACCATGATGGTATCTTATTAAAAAGGGTTCCTAAAGTTAATTTTTTATTCGATGGATTAATTGATGGTTCAGCAACAAGAAGTGCTAAATCTGTAGAAGCGGGCGCTTTTGCCTCTACCAATTCTATGATTTTATTATCTGCCATGCTCCACCTCTTTCTGATTGAATAAAATTATTGGTTGTTGAATACGTTCCCTTCTATATTATTTAGTCAGCATAAAAAAAGGGGCGGACACAAATTGTGACTCGCCCCTTTGATAGAACCAATTGGGTCCCCCTCTAGAATTACATCAGGTTAGAAACCTTAACAATTCTGTAGTAGTAGTTGGTTCCGGCTGCAATTGTTCCTGCACTAGAAGCAGTTGCAAATGGATTTCCTACCATACCGTAGCGGGTTTTAAAACCAATCTTAGGCTGGAATGAATTTTCACCAACCGCACGCACCATTTGTAGTGGTACATATGGGCAGTAGAAAATACCTGCGTCATAAGCACTGGCTCCTTTATATCCAACAACAAAGAAATTTGTTGCGGATGAACTGAAATATGGATCTACATAAACTTTGTAGCGACCATTCAGTGTACCAACAAAGGAATTACCTGTGTCATCAACTCCTGATCCGTCCATCACGCCTGCCATAGCAAGTGCGGATGCGACATCTGAGGAAGTGAGTATGACGTTACCTTTACCACGTCGTGTTGCTTTTGCGACTGCATTAGCTTCACGCTCAATCTGGAACATCAAACCTTTGAATTTCTCAACTGACCAACGGCCATTAGAGTCTGTGTCAAGGTCAAAAATACCAGAACTTGTGGTATTATGAGCAGCACCAGTTGTAGCAGCAAAATAGATGTTGTGAACAACCTCACGGTTAATCTCTGCAAGAATTTCTTGTGAGAGAATATTTGCGAGTTCTGTTTCAGCATCTAGACCATGAACAGCTTTCAGGTCTTGAGACAATTCCATTGAATATTCACCCTTCAATGCTCTTGTCTTTGCTGTAACGGCAACTCTCTCAATTGAGAATGCCATTTCCTGGAAATCATCTCCATGAGTTCCAGAAGTTCCAGTAATACCCAAGCCTTCACCAGCAGCAGTTGCAACGCCGCCAGCTACATTGTCTGCAGAACCACCTTGAGCAAAGTCAGTACCGGCTGAGCCCGCACTTGCTTGTGTTCCAGTAGTTGCTGCACCAGCATGTGTAACATCAGATTCATTGTAGAAACTTTCAGTACCGGTTGATTGTGAATCATAACGTGCTCTCATTGCGAAAATAAGTCCTGTAGGTCCTGTCATAGGCTGGACACCACAGATATCATACGCAATAAGATTAGGCATTGCTCTGCGAAGCATCGAAATCAAGACAGGATCTTGATACTGGATAACACCAGATGCAGATGCTGTAGCAGTAGCGACAGTTGGAGTTGCCTCTGTCAACATTCCCCAGGAATCTGACGAGCCTTGCTCCTTCATTGCCTTTTCTTGGTTTTCCAGAAGGACAGCTGTCACAGCCCTTCTGTACGGGTCTTTAATCTCGGGCATATCATCATGATCCAAGACCGGGCCCCATTTTTGTTGAAGTCCTTCAGCTAGATACATTTTTATCTCCTAAAGTTGTTAAAATGTTTAAAAGTTATAGTAAATTAAAAATTAATTATGTCTTTTCATTGCATTGACATAACGACTAATAGATGGATCAATAGTCTCCCCTGTCTCTTCATCTGTTTCAGTATTTTCTACTTCTTCAGTAATTGTTTGAGGAGTATCACTTGTCTTCGGAAAATAATTTTCCTTTAATACTTCAAGCTTCTCTTGGTATTGAGAATCGTCTTCATAATCGATACCATCTGCAAGTTTTGTGAGTTTTTCTTTTTCTGTTTCAGCAAGTTCTTCCGAAACATTTCTTAAAACCTCTTCCCTTTTGAACTTAGCAAGTTCCTTTTTGACATCCACATTAGTATTAATGGATTCATCAAGTTGCTTTTCAAGTTCTTCGACTTTTCCAAAAAGATCATCAACTAAGTCAACTTTCTCTTCTGGAATGTCAATATAATGCTCTTGAAAAAGGTTTTTAAGTCCGGTCATAAAATCTTCTACGAGTTCCGAACGAATTCCTTTTTCTAAAGCTATTTCATTGTCTTTCATCCACTCTTCTACAACGTAATTAAGATAACCATCGACTTTTTCAGACATATTGGTCATATATTCGTCTTTAGCTTCAGAAAGTTCTTTTTTGTATTCATCTTCAAAAACTTGCAGTCTCTCATTTACCTCGGAAATAACTTTAGTTGATACAGCCGCTTCAAATATAGTAGCCGCTTTAGTCTTAAAATCTTCTGAAAGTTCTTCCCCACTAACAATGGCATCAATGTCTTCTTTGACATTAATTTCTAGGTCTTCCTTACTGAGTTTCTTCGATTCTACTGGTTTTTCTTCTTCATCGCCTTCTTCCTCTTCCTCATCATCATCTTGTTCAGAAAGAGTAGCTCCTATAATTTGAGCAAAAGAATCCTGAAGTTCAGATTTCTTCATTGTATTAAGAGAATCATAGATAGCTTTCATCATTCCTGCTTTTGTTTTAGGAATTTCGACAGCTTCTTCTACCTCTTCTTCATCTTCTTCTTCTTCACCTTCTTCATCATCATCTTCTTTTACTCGAGCTTTGGCTTCGTTGATTTCTTCGTCTGAAGATTCCACAGCTTGTTGCTCTTCTTCCAGTTCTTCAGACTGTTGTTCCAAAATTTCTTCAGACATTGAAATCCTGTGTGTTTAAAATAGATTTCTTAGTATTATTTATAAAAATATAAACTTACAAATTGACAATAAAGTCTTCAAATGCTTTAGTAAGGGTCTGTTCCCTACTCTTTCTTGAAGCTTTCTCTATTTGATTTTTATATTCTTGTATTTTAGTCTCTTTTAAAAGACCGTTATCCCAAATCCACTCCTTGCCTTCCATAATTCCAGCAACAAATGCATCGGGTGCCGAAGGATCAGCAACAATATCAGCTGCAGTAGCAAGATAAAAATCTCCCTGCACCTCTTGAATACCATCCTTTACAGGTTTTAATGAACCCATTCCTCTCGATGAAACTCCTAATCGAGCTCCTTCATCAATCAGATTCTTTACAATTTTTCCATACGGTGTATCCAGAATCTTTGCTCTTCCCATAAAATTCTGTTCAACTTCTTGTAATTCTTCAATCATATGTGAAACCCGTTCCAAATTAACTGTTGGACCGTCTGGATGACCCAGCTCACCAAATGCTCTTTTCTTCTGAATAAATTCCGTATTATATCTTTTTGCTTCTTTTTGAAGAATTTCTTGGGGATAGATTCTACCATTTCTATTCTTCGTATTGGCTTGCATAAAAATACCTTCAATAAAATAATTCTTACCACCCTTCTTTGTAGTTTCAGTAAGAAATTCTACATTAGATGCTTCTTCGCTAATAAGTTTCATAGTATCTCTCCCTATTATCCTTCTGGATTTTTAACATGCATACGTTGTTTAAACGCATCCTTCATTCTTTTTCTAATTTCTGGTTTAAGCCTTTTTTCCCATTTACTACCCATTCTCTGTACTTTCATATCGGCTTTCTTTTCTAACCCCGCTTTAACACCAGCAGATGCTGTCTTATATATTCCCATCTTATCCACTATATGCATAGCTTTACTTCGTACCGCTTTCTTAATCGCTCTCTGAACCTTTTCTGGAGTAGGGGGTTTCCTCATAGAAATCGCCCGCTTTCTCGCTATAATCTTTGACTTCTTTCTCATAGTCAAAGATTTTTTCATTCTTTGCTGTGTAGTTAGTTCAGCTATAAATTCAGAGTAAGTTTTCATCTCTACCGCTTCTGAAGCTCTTGTTTTCTTTCCTTCGCGCGTTGAGCTGCACCAGCACCACCTGCTACTGAAATATCTCTACCTGTCGCGGTTTTGCCTTGTTTCGCCATGCGGTCACCCTTCTTTTGAAGCATTTTAGCACCAGAACTTCTCCTGTACTTTTTCATATATGCTTTTTTCTTCTGTTTATTTTTTCTATATTCTTGCTTGGCTTTCATTCTATCACCGGAAGTTTTTTTCTCCCGTTGACCTATTGTAATTTCTACAAGACTGTCTATTAATTCTTTAAAAGTTTTCATTAGTGATTCCCTGTTCTATATGCATCATAACCAAGACGCGCATTTTGCTCAAAGTTTGGTAAATTAAATCCAGAAACTTTTTGTATTTCTAATCCTATTAAATAAGTATCACCACTAGCAACTCCAACAGTAGTTACTCCAAGATCTCCCAATACTCCACTGGAATTACCTGCCGCGGCACCCATTGTTAAAGAGCTTCCAAATACTTCTGCTAGATTCCATGCTCCAGTTGAACCACCCCGTAAATACATAAGAGTTTGTTCTGTTCCACTTCCGTCAAAAAATATTCTACAATGAGTAATACCAGATGCTAAATCCCACCATATATGTCTAAGATTAACTTCTTTAGCTGTAATTGCTAATGCTGTAGAACCATGTGTAGTTGTGGATGATAGACCAGATACACTTCCTGTCAATGTTTTTCCAGTTCCAACTCCAGTCGCAACGCCACTTGCCCATCCCAAAGGAGTTGGATCTGTAGCACTTGTACATCTATAAACTGAAACAGTAGTCGCCGCAGCGTCATAATCTTGTACAACCATGAAAATTGGTGTACCATCATTTGTTGTTAAAGTTTCTCCTATACAAAAATTTGTACTGGGTGCAGCAGCTAGAGTTAGGGTAGTTGTCGCATATTTTAATGCTGAAACATCAACAAATACATTACTTGATAATTCTGTAGCACCATCAGCAAGACCAGTAGTTACCACTCTGTGTTTGCTATGTGTATCCGTTAGAGTGTTTACTAATTTTGTAATTGCCATTGGTTATTCCTCATGTGCTTTACCAAGGACTTTCATGAAGCCTCTTTCTGTCCGTTGGATCTGTTTAATTGTTTTGTTTTTCTCTGAAGAACCTAGTCCTTCTATATATTTAACAAAAATCTCCGCTGTCACTGGATCAATAGGTATTTCTGACCCATCATCTAGTTCTATTTCACTATCTTTTTTAGACTTGATTATTTTTTTCAAGTCTTTTATTACATCTTCTGTGATAAATTCCCCAAATTTTAACATCGTACTTTCTGTTT